TATATGTATCAATCAGGTTCGCGTCTCGCTGGAAACAGCGTTACAAGTGCCTCGTATGGTGACTTGCTTAACTTAGGATATTCTCAATTTACTGCACCCATTTGGGGTGGTGTTGATGGATGGGATATCACAAAGCCTGATCCACTTTATAACACAGGTATGACCGACATTAGTAGTGTTTCTGACCGCAATAGCTATGCCTACAATACATATAAGCGCGCTATCGACACAGTTGCAGATCCAGAATCTTTGGATATGAACTTGTTGGCGGCTCCGGGTCTGACTGTCGATGGTCTTACCGGGCATATGATTAATGTTTGTGAAGATCGCGCCGATGCCATGGCCTTGGTCGATCTGCAAAACGTGTATCTACCGGCAGCAGAAGGACAATATTCTTCTCGCTCTACCAAAGCATCGCGAGTTGCCACGACTCCGAAGGCTGCAGCAACCGCATTGCGCAATCGTAGAATCGATTCGAGCTACGGTGCCACATTCTATCCTTGGGTGCAGACTCGGGATGCAAATACAGGTGTTAATCTTTGGGTACCACCTAGTGTTGCAATGCTCGGTGTCCTTGGTTCCTCCGAGGCTAGCTCTGAACTGTGGTTTGCACCTGCCGGATTCAATCGCGGCGGCCTAAGCGACGGTGCAGCCGGCATTCCAATTACGGGTGTCACAGAGAAGTTAACCTCGAAAGAGCGCGACACTCTTTATGATGCACGAATTAATCCAATTGCCTCCTTCCCCTCTAGTGGAATCGTGGTCTTTGGACAAAAGACACTTCAAGAGCGTCAATCGGCACTTGATCGAATCAATGTGCGTCGATTGGTGATTTACTTGAAGAAGCAAATTTCTATCATGTCAACCCAAATTCTCTTTGAGCAAAATGTTCAAGCAACATGGACACGCTTTAAGGGACTCATCGAGCCGTTCTTGGCTAACGTGGTGACACGATTTGGTATCACAGAATATAGGTTGGTCCTTGACGAATCTACCACCACCCCAGACTTGGTGGACCAGAACATTCTGTATGCTAAGATTATGGTGAAGCCCGCGCGGTCCATTGAATACATTGCAATTGACTTCGTAATCGCTTCCACAGGAGCATCATTTGATGATTAAAATAAGTGGGAATTTTATTCCCGCTCACTATTTAACTTTGAAACCTCATAGGAGTAACTAAACCATGCCATTCTGGTCACAAAACCACACCGATAACCCTCAATTTAACGACCCTAAAAGAAAATTTAGATTTGTCGTTCGAATCGACGGCCTACAAGAGAACACCTTGTGGTACGCAAAAACGGCCCAAAAGCCTTCTTTTCAGATTGCTGCCCAAGAACACAAATACCTAAACCATACCTTTTATTATCCTGGTTCGGTGACATGGCAAGAAGTAACACTTACTTTGGTGGATCCCGTAGATCCTGATATGGCAGCAAGCTTTAATGATATTATTCAAGCCGGCGGCTACCACCCTCCTGCAAATCCTGCAGATCTTACCACGATGACCAAGGCCAGCGCCGCAAGTGCGCTGGGTCAAGTGACGGTTGCACAGATCGATCACGAGGGCAACCCTTTGGAGACATGGACTTTGTGGAATGCCTTCATTACCGAACTTACGTTTGGTGATTTAGAGTATGGCTCCGATGAGCTTACAGAGATTTCGATGAAATTACGTTACGATTGGGCGCAATTGTCTACCGCCAATCCAAGCGAGCGCGATGGCGCTAGCGCAAGCAGAACCGAGTTCTACAACATCGGCAATCCAGAAGTATCCTAATATTTAAAAACAAGAGGTGAATATTGTCACGCAATAAAGACAGGCTGGGCACAGGCACACCGCCACCAGATAACAGCCCCCCGCCCCAGCTATTACAACAAGAAACTCAGGGATTCTCATTTGTGGTCCCTACAGAGTTTGTAGAACTGCCATCCGGCGGTCAACACTATCCAGAAGGACATCCCCTTCATGGCGTGGAGAGTATTGAAATCAAACAAATGACTGCAAAAGAAGAGGATATATTAACCTCTCGCACTCTTTTGAAAAAAGGAGTCGCACTAGATCGAGTAATGCAGAGCTTAATCATGGATAATCGCATTAATGCGGATGATCTCCTGGTAGGCGACAGGAATGCAATTTTGATTGCTGTTCGCTCTTCAGCTTATGGAAATATCTATGAAACTCGTGTAAATTGCCCTGCATGTGACGTAGCTCAAGATTATGCATTTGATCTAAACGAAGCAAACGTTTTCACAGGAGCCGAAAATAATGATAGTGATATTCTTAATGTCACGAACAATGGTAACGGCACCTTTAATGTGATATTGCCTCGGACTCAAGTAACAGCCACATTTAGACTGTTAATTGGCCGAGACGAGAAAAACATTATTAACGCCGCCAAGAGCAAAGTAAATTCCTCTTATGAAAAGGGAATAACGACACAATTACGCAATATGATTGTGGCAGCGAACGGCGACGATTCCTTACAGGCACGAAATTATTTGGTAGATAATATGCCGTCGATTGATTCACGGCATTTGAGAATGGCATACAAAAGCGTTGCACCAAATATCGATCTCACTCAAGAGTTCGTTTGTCGCGAATGTGGACATGATGAAATCATGGAGGTTCCGCTGACTGCGGACTTTTTTTGGCCTGACCGATGAATATATGCATAATGTCTACGAGGCATTTTTCTTCCTAAAGTATTCAGGCGGCTGGTCTTTTTCCGAGGCTTACAACCTGCCTGTGGGCCTACGAACGTGGTTTGTAGAGCGCCTCGTCGAACAATTAAAGAAAGAATCAGAAGTAATTGAAAACGCCTCCAAGGGAGGCAACAATTCGGGGGCTCAAACGTTAAGTGCGTTTAATCAACCACAACGTCCTCCGAACATAAAGTGACAGGGATCCTATTCTTGTCACTTTTTTTGTGCAAACTAATTACTTAGTACAAATACGAGGGTTTACATTATGGCCGGCCCAGGCGATATCACTCCAGAACAGCTAGAACGCCTTAGAGAGTTAAACAAACTGAAAGAGGAAGGCGTCGCCCTCACGACATCGGAAAAGAGCGAGTTGGCCGACATCAAGACTGCTTATAATACTCTCGGCGGCTTCCTTACAGACAATCGAGAAATCATTGCAGACATTGTCAGGGAGCGCCGGCTAGAATCCTCTCTCCTCCGCGAAAAGATTAAGCTTCTAGAGGATGAAAAGGCGACTTATGACGCCATGACACCATCTTTTGATGCTCGAAGGGCTGCACACGAATCTGATATCGAAGCACTGAAAACTAAGATTGCATTCGAACAAGAACAATTGCGTCTCAAAGTCTCAATGTCGGACGCCGACAAAGCGGCCGCCAAAGAGAGAATCTCTGAGGCGCAAGATCTCATCAATGCTCGCGAGAAAGAAGTAGAATCTCTTGGTCGAGCCGAGGCAACGATATCGAACGTTTTTGATGCCCAGCATGGGGTAGCCCTCGCAGCCCATGACTTCCGTGCGGCCCTCGACGCCGGCGAAGGATCCGCTTTCGCTCTTGCTAAGGCAATTGAAGCATCCAGCGGCATGTTTGATAGCATACTCGGCTCCATCAAAGATGTTGTCATGGAAGTCCATACAGCCGAATATGCATTTAAGCGCGCTTTCCAAATGCCCGAAGAGCTTAATGATCGCCTTGTTGAGAACTATAAATCGCTTAATCAATTTGGAGTCTCCATGGAGGAAGCTTCGGAGGCTACTGGCGAATTAATCAACAATGTAACTGATTTCACAATGGCATCGGCTGCACAACAAGATTCCTTGGTAAAAACGACTGCACTCTTGAACGAAGTTGGTGTAGCAGCAAACGACGTCGCCACCGGCGTTCAAGTCTCAATGAAGATATTTGGACAATCAATTGGCGAAGCCGAGAACACTTCATTAGAACTTGCCGCAACAGCCCGCGCCCTCCAAGTCGTCCCTGGTCAGCTTGCTGCTGAATATGCCAAGATGGGCCCTGAACTGGCAAAGTTTGGCCAAGAGGGTACCAAGACGTTTAAAGAGTTAGCACGCATTCAAAAGCTCACAGGCATGGAAATGGGCAAAGTCTTACACATTGCCGGCAAATTCGACACTTTCGAAGATGCGGCAGAATCCACCGGAAAATTAAACGCAGCATTAGGCGGCAACTTTGTTAATGCGATGGATATGTTAATGGACACCGATCCGGTATCCAGATTTGATACGATTCGAGGCGCAATCGAAGACGCTGGCCTTTCGTTCGATACAATGAGCTACTATCAGAAGCAATTCTATACCGAAGCGCTCGGCCTTTCCGATGTGGGTGATTTGGCGCTTATGCTCTCAGGTCGAACGGACTTGATGACAGACGCTACTAATAAATCCGCCGAATCTTATGAAGAACAAGCCGAACGCGCGAAAGCAGTGCAGGATATCCAAGATAAACTGCGCATTATTTTAGCAGAGAATGCTCAATCGTTCATACACCTTGCTGAAGTCGCGGCCGGATTCCTCACGTTTCTCTCTGACAACATGTGGATCGTAAAGACGTTAACTGTAATTTTGGGAGTTTTAGCAACCGCGCAAATAGCATTAAGTATCGCGAACACTACCGTTGCAGTTACTGAAGCAGCGATGGGCGGATCAATGAAGGCGTCAACCGCAGCAACAATGAAAAAAGTAATGGTAATCGGCGCATTGGCGATTGCAATTGGCCTTTTAGTCAAGGCCTTCCTTATCAAATCACCGTCTAGATTGGTGTTAACAATGATTGCATTTGCCGGCTCTCTTAAGCTTGTATCAATGGTTGCAGGGCCCGCAATCCCTCTCTTAAAAGGCTTGTCGGCTGCTTTGGTAGCTCTGGCAGGAGGCTTGATGGCTGCCGCGGTACCTTTTGCGATTATCGGAGGCGTTGTTGCTATTGTAGCTCTGTCCATAGGAGCGATGGCAAAAGGATTTGCTGCCTTGTTCGAGGCTATTAATATTGAAAAAACAGTGGCTTTCGGCGCCTTTGTGGCTGCCCTGGCTCTTGGCTCTCCATATATGGTGATAGCAGGCCTTGGCTTGTTTGCCATGGCAGCAGGAATGGGTGCTCTTGCCTTTTCCTTGATGTTTATTAAGACGAAAGATCTTGTTGCAATTGCAACCTTCTCGGAATCACTTGCAAGCGTGTCCGCAGGACAACTATATGAAGTGGCTAGAGCTATGAGAGCAGTTGCCAAAGCAATGGACGATATTCCTGTTAGAAAATCAATCACTCTTCGCACAGTACTTGATCGTGTTACCGCTTCTGCAACCGCAATCAGGGCCGCCGGCGGTGCTCAAGCTTATGGTGTTGCTACTGGTGGCGCCCGTGGCGGTGGCGCAGTTGGAGGCGCCGCATCGCAACCACGGCCTCAAAACATTACTGTTAAGCTTGAATTAGACGGCAAGGTTTTGGAAGAGAAGGTAATTAAGATCATGGGAGAAGAATACAAGCCCATTTTTGCAGGACAAGGATAATAATACATGAGTAACGATTCTGATAACACCAAAAAACGCAAAGCCATTGAATCTCCATATTTTAATGCTGATAAATTGGAAACTGAGCGTACTTTAGATCCGCGCGGAAGAATGTTCGCTGACGGATCCGACGCGCTAGGCAACAAGGGCTACGTTGTTGATTTTGTGCATGTTCCATCAGGAAGGCAACTTTTCTTTAAAGCATTTATGTCGGCGTATAACGAAACATTTTCCCCCGAATGGTCGGAAGAGACCGTATACGGCCGAATGGATCCGATCTATCAATTCAAAAACACAACAAGAACCATCACAGTTGCATTGAAAATACCCGCAGCCTCAGAAGGCGAAGCATATGAAAATTTGGCCAAAGTTCAAGCTTTAACTCAGTTTCTTTATCCAAATTATGTGAATGTAGGAAATGCCAACACTATTAGTCAATCTCCCTTGATTCGATTTGGCTTAATGAACTTAGCCCGTAAAGTCGGTATGGGCGGGGGTATGCCCGATACGTTTGAGAGACCCCGGCGCCTAAGTCATTTTGAGAAGTCCGGATTACTAGGTGTATTAACATCTTTAACAATTAATCACAATTTAGATAGTGATATAGGGGTCGTAGAGCGACCAACGTCGGTCACGCTTCCACGTTCTCAACAAACTGTCGGCCCAGAGG